TTTTATGACACCAAGCACACCACCTTCAACTCCTGCTAATAATTTTTCACCAAATGTAGCACCTTCTTCTTCACCAGTAAATCCTTTATAAAATCCTTGTACAAAATCAATTACAGTTAATACAATTTGAGTAAATGGCCTTAGAGCAGTTTTCATAATAAACTCTAAAGGTTTTAAAGCTGGCTTTAAAATATTGAATATAGATCCAATAACACCAAGTATGCCTTTGCCAGCAACGCCAGTGCCGCCATCTGGAAAATTACCAATAATGCCCATAACACCTTCTGTAAAGGTTTGTATACTCTGCATTTTTGGAAATTCTACAGTAATCTTTGGTAGTTTTGGCATGTCAATATCTTGAACAGCACCAATAATTTTACCACTTATAGCATCTTTATATTGTATGGCTGGTAATTTTATTTTATAATCTATAAAATTCTTTGCAGCATCAACTACTTTACCAGCACCGTCCATAAATCGTAGTGCTGGTAATTTTATTTTATAGTCTATGAAATCAGTAATAGCATCACCTGCTGCAGTTAGAAATCTTAACTTAGGAATTTCCGGCATTTCGATTCTTACTCTTGGCAAAGCATCAAATATATTTTTAAATCCTTTTAAAAAGCTTTTAATGTTTGTTACTACATCAGGTAGTTTAAGAGCTTTTAGTGCTGCATCTAATCCAGCTAATGATGCCAATCCTCCTAAAGCTAAAGGTCCTAACAAACCTTTTAACATACCAGGAAGACCTCCTAGCATTCCACCACCGCCGCTGCTTGAGCTTCTAGAATTATTATTATTAAAGTTAACTTTACTCTGCTTTTGAGCTTCCCTCATCATTTCTAGTTCTTTTAATCGTTGCCGATCTTCTAACTGAAATCTTTTTGCAAATAAATCATACAACTGATCAATCACGGTTTCCGTGTTTTGTTGGCTAACTCTAGTTGCCATAATTTCTTTAGTTAAGGATTCTAAGCTCATGGTCGTTTACTTTTCTACTACTACTCGTACGGTTTCACCGTTTGGTAATTGAACTTCTTTTGTTTCTTGGCTCATGGTCGTTATCTTCTACGCTGTTGCTGTTGTTTTTGTCTTTCTTCTTCATCTCTCAAATGTTCTATTAACATAGTTAAATATACTTCTCTCTCCCACGGCATCATCATTTCTATTTCTGACAAACTATAGTTATGGTGTTGCATTAATTGGAAATTAATCTTATAATAATTCACCATCCTATCGTGAGAGAGGCATATTACAAAAAATCTTGCATTCCTTTTAGTTCAATTGTTTTTTCTTCTTTACAACCAGAGCATTCATAAGTTAGTGTATGAGATACAGAAGGCATAGCTTCTACAAAATCTCTTAAGAGGCTAAATTGTTTAGAGTCTAATGATTCTAAAAAGTCTAGTCTTTCTTGTAAAGGCTCTTCACTAAATTTAATCACTTCGTTTTCTGTGATTACTTCATCAATACACTCAACTAAAACTCTAAATGTTTGGTCTGTTGTACTTAAACCGTCAAGGTCTGCGGCTATCATATCTAAGTATTTTGGCCATTTTAAAGATACAGAAATATTATTTGTAATTTCTATATTTTTATCTACATCTGGCATATTTACTAAAATTTGATCGAGTGGTACTTCCACTGAAGTTGCGGTGTTACACTCTTTGCAAACCGCATTTACTGTACTATTTTCTCCTACAGATTTTGATCTAATTTGAATAAACGCGTATTCAATATCAAATGTAGTTAAGTTAGTATAAGAAATATCTTCTTGAATACATGCTTTTAGTGTATCAACAATAGCAGTCATGGATGCTTTTGTATCTCCACTTTCCGCTGCCAACATAAGAACCTTTTCTTCTTTCACTAAGTAAGGTCTAAATCTTACTGTTTCTTGTGTAGAAGGAATAACCAATTCATACTTTGGACTTTCATTCAACTTAGGTAGTGCCATTATTATCTCCAGTCTGTAAAGGCCAGTTGTACATTCACTTGTACTAATCCGTCCTGATCGTTATTTAATTCAATTACATTTACGGTTGTTGGAAATGCTTCTGATAAGGTGCAAGTATAAACTTCAAATCCTTGTTTATCTAATTGCTGTATAGTCACCTCTCTAGCAAAATCGTTTTTATACTTTACTTCATATACATTTCTTGAAATAATTTGATCTTGCCAGCCATCCCAATATCTTTTAATACTATAATCATTATTATCATAAAAAGTTAATGATACATCGTCTACAATGTAACCATATGGCATTTTTTCTGATTTCATGCCATACATTCTTTCATTGGTTGTTATTTGTCTTCCTGGTAGTTGTGCTGCATTACACATTAAATCTAAAGTTTTAGAATCATTCTCTGCAAAGGGATCGTTTATACCTAAAGAACTTGCAGTTGGCAGATAGATTTTCCAAAGATTAGGTCGAGCTAATCCTCTACCCTTGCTTATTGCAGCTTTAAACTCTTCTATTTTCATCTAATCATTTTCCTTGATTCGCGGTACACTTCTGTTTTACTTGCTTTTTGGAAGTCAGCTGTTGGTAAAAATGTAGCAATCTCCCATTCAGGAGGAGGAACATAAGCAAATCTACTACGTACATTAGAGTTTAAATAATGTTTAAAGCAAGGTGCAAAATGTTTCATTGACGATGTTTTTTGTAACATAGCATAATTAATATTAAATCGTGTTGACTCATCATATGACATATTATTAGTATTATCTAGAAGACGGTCAAGAAACTTTGCTCTTAAGAGTGGTGGCAAATAATGTAAGTTAAGACCATGAAATCCACCAGGAGCTGGCTTTACTACTATTACGAGGGGAAACGAATCATAATACGGTAGTGTTTCTTTGTGCTTAGGATCATAGAAAAACATAAACATGCTACCTACGATCTGTCTAGGTTTAAGCTCTAATGGTTCTTGTTGCATAAGCTTTGATCGCGATGGAGCTCTAAGGCGTTGCGCCTTTTGTCGAAACCAGTTAATCGACTGACGAGTCCTAGGCTGAATGCCTGCTCTAAATGCATCTAATTCGAGTTGTCTAAATAAATTTGCCATGTTAGTATTTATAATCGAAATGTGCAATATCTTTAGCTGCGATTAAACCAACTTTAGTAATCATATCTTCATTATAATGGTCTTTATAGTCAATGCTACCTCCGCTTGAGTTTTTAATATCTAAAGGCTTATAGCAGTCATAGAATTCTTGCATTATCTTAAAATCTTCCCACAAATTTTCATATCTTAAAACTATAGTTGAAGGATCAATATACCTTAATTGTGGTACTTTAAATTGAGCCATGTCAGTGTTCATTACATATTCTTCGAATGTTAAGCCGTCAACCGCTCTATTTTCTGTGTTCTTATAGTAATTATAGTAACTAAAGGCTCTTTGCCATGGATTTCTAACACAGCAGAAAATAGTATTTCTTCTTATCCTGTGTGGTGTAGGTAACTGGTTAAGCATAAAATGTTTTCCTTGCCATGACTTTGGCTTATACCATTTCCCTTTGCAATTATCAATTAGCCAGTTACTAATACTTGTTCCAGCATTCTTTGGAATGTGGATGAATATTGAATCATCTGTGAGTATAGTCATTTCTTTTTCTTTCTCACTGGTCCTAGCGGCTTAAGTTTTTTTATAGGTTTCAGTGGTTTTGGTTTTATTCCCATTTTTTCTAAATGTTTTTCTGTCCAGATTTGAAATTGCCAGCCTCTGTCTTTAGCAAATTCACTTGCAGCCTTCCACTTATTTTGATTTTTCACGTATTCTAAACCTTCAGAAAGGTATGCTTTTGTTTTTCTTCCGGGGTAAACAGGAGGTTTTGTTTGTTTTTCAGGTTTCACTTCAACCAGCACAGTTGTGTTGTTAGTGTATGTTATTTTTAAATCCATAAAATATCGGTGATATCTCTTATCAACGTCGTATAAGTATGGTATAACTATTTCTTCTGAGCTCCATGTCTTAATGTTAGGATTTTCATCACACCACTTAAAACACCATTTTTCCCACATAGATCGATAGACTACATTAGAGCTATCTCCTCTATATTTCTTCTTATTTTTAACTGTGTATCTTCCTTTATAACTCATAGGATCCATATAAATACTGATAAGATTTTTCTATTTATTGGAAGTTTACATGGCTGAATTACAATTTCCTATCTCAGGACAAGACAAATACAAGGGTCGAATTAGATTTGACGTATGGAGAACCATTCCTCCCACAATAACTCAAAGAGCTCAAAGAGCTGTAAATGATGCAATATCCAGCGCTGATGCAGCGTTAGGTGGAGGAACACCTATTATAAGCTCAAATGATCCAAATGATCCACGTGGTCCTAATCAAATTCCATCTTTAGATGATCCAAATGTGGGTATTGGCTCAGGGGCATTTGTTGGCAAATCACAAGAAATAAGAACTGGTAATATGTGTAGCATCTACATGCCACAGTCAATACAAATTCAAGATGGTGTTCAAATTGAAAACGTAGATTTAGGAGTGTTTGGATCTACACTTGAAGCAGGATTGAAAGCAGGCACCGCACCTTTAGAAGCATTAGTTAATTCAGCCGGAGCTACGTTTAGTTCAATTGCAGATTTTTTTAGAGGTAATTTAACACAAGATGCAGCTAGAGCAGCTGCTGCAAGGCTTTCGGGGATGGTCAGTGATGGTGCTATTAGTGGAGCAGTTAGATCAGCACTTCAAACTACACCAGCACCAAACACTAGAGCAATTTTTAAAGCTGTAAACATTAGAGAATTTTCTTTTCAATTCACTATGATTCCAAAGACTCAAAGAGAAGCTCAGGAAATTGTCAACATTATTAAATTTTTTAGGACTGAGTTATATCCTGAAACAATTAAAGCTGGAAATATTCCTGTAGCATATAAGTTTCCAAATAAGTTTGCCATATCAATTGAGTACGATGGTAAGTTAGTGGCAACTCAAATATTAAAATCATATTTACGTAATTTTCAAACCAACTATAATCCTTCTTCAATGGCATTTTTTGAAGATGGAAATTTCCAAGAGATTCAGATCGCGATGAGTTTCGTAGAATCCAGAACATTGGACAAAGACGATATTGCTGGAGGTTTCTAATGGCTTATTTTCGAAATTTTCCTATCACTAATTATCAATTCGGTGATTCAAAAAATATTACTGCTATTCAAGATCTCACCGCATATATTGATATAATTGATAGAGTAAGAGACGATGCTGCATTTTACCAAATGTACACAATCCTTCCAAAAGAAAGACCTGATTGGCTATCTTTCAAGCTTTATGGTGACACTAGATTCCATTGGACATTTTATTTACTAAATGATAAAGTCCGCCGTCAAGGCTGGCCTTTAGATTATAATCAAGTAGTAGAAAAGGCAAAGAAAGATTATCCTAACGAAACATTTACATTTGATGAGTTAATGCATGATCAATTTCTTGTAGGCACTACATTTGAAGGATTAACAAGCGGAGCAACTGGAAAGATTCTAAGAAGAAATCTAGACTTAGGACAAATTACATATGAAAGAACGAGTAGTTCTAGCTTTACAAGCGGTGGAGAGGTAGTCGTTCAAAAAGATACGTTTGGCAATGTCACGAATAGTGGAAATGGTACATCATTTGTAAAAGAATATCTTGCAGCTCATCATTATGAAAATGCTGATAAAGAAACAGTAGACATTGATCCATTAATTGGACCAGGTGTTCTTTTAACAGAAATTACATACTTGGACAGATATGAACGAGCTAATGACGAGCTAAAAGAAATTAAAGTACTTAGACCAAATGTAATTAATGATATTGACCAAGCATTCCAAGAAGCATTAACAGGTACTGATGGATGAGCGAAGCAACACCCTTTGATTTTGAAATCGTTAGTGCTGTTGTGTCTGCAAACAGAATGTCTTTTGTAGTAGACTTAGCACGTGTCATTTCAGAAATTAATATATTTGAACATGTCGATAAACCATTCTTAACTGGAAACATTTTGTTCAATGACAATGCCGGTCTCTATAATGAGGTAAACTGGCAAGGAACAGAAACACTTTCACTTACTATCCGCACTGATCAATCTGGGGATTTTACTATCAATCGTAATTTTCGAATTACGAATGTCAAGCAATCAATAAAATCTAATGATAATAACGAAACGTTCTTGATGGAATTTATTGATGAGTATGCTTGGTTATCATCAACTATCAATGTTAATAAAGCATATCAAGGTAAGTGTAAAGATATAATTACCGGCATTGTAACCGATACCCTTGGCATAGAAGTTATGAGTCAAAATAAACCTGATGCGTACAAAGACATGCGAGTCTTAGTTCCTAATATGTCTCCACTTCAAGCAGCAATGTGGATAAAGGATAGAGCACGTGATGTATACGGATCTCCATATTTTCTTTATGCATCGATTGCTGATGAAAGATTACGATATATTGACTTAGAAACAATTCTTTCTCTTGGACCACTTAATAAAGGTCGAGACTACATATTTGCTCAACCATTTGGTTCACAAAGTCCAAAAATGGATTTCGAAGATCAGTGCTTTATTATACAAACTTATAGACAACCTGAATCCGAGAACCTACTTAGGTTATCAAATCAAGGGTATGTTGGTGCTGAATGGGAATTTGTAGATCCTATCAAAGCTAATTCATATAAAATTAAGCATGATATTCAAAAATCATTTAGCAGTATGGTGACAAGAGGCGTATTTCCATCAACACAAAACGTACCAGTATATGATAATTCCTCAGGCTTACATACCTCAACTGCTAGACATATAACACAACTTGCTGGTAGTCGGACATATATTGGAGCAAATAATATTTATGAAGCTGAAAACAGCATGGAGCACCAAGAAAAAGTTACATCAAAAGCGTTAAGAAATTTTCTCTTAAAAAGTCCAGTAGACATAAACGTACCAGGCAAAAATTTCTTCTTAAGAAGAAAAAATATGACAATTGGTAACACAATAAATGTGATGTTTCAAATTAATGATGATACTGATGGTGGAAATGTTGTAGACTATAAGAGATCAGGTCAATACATGGTGTATTCAGCAAGACATGTGTTCACGGCAAATAGATACACTGTAAACTTAACTTGTGCTAAACTAGCCACAGGTTCTAAACGTGGAGTATAACTATGAGTTTGTTGGATGATAGAATTCCTAAAATTATAGAAAATCACCACTATGGTGATGAAACAAGATGGTGGCTAGGGAAATGTATAAATAATCGAGATCCAGATAAATTAGGAAGAGTTCAAGTTAGAATTTTTGGTATACACTCCGGAAGTCAAGCCGACATGCCTACATCAGTCCTACCTTGGGCACAGTGTCTAACTCCAAGCACAGAAGGTGGAGTGTCTGGAAAAGGAAGATATTCAAAAATATTACCTGGTGCTGAAGTGTTTGGAATAATGCTTGATGGTAAAAATTCACAGTGTCCACTTGTACTTGGTACGTTACACTATAAAGAAAATGGATCAGGCCGAGTACCAAAACATTCAAATGCTGGCCGACAGGATAGAGTCTATGATCCAAGAGGTCCACATCAAATACCGGGTTACGATAGCGGTATACCAAATGGTGAAATAGATACTGCACTATCAGGTGGCACAAATGCTGAAAAGATTTTTAACTTCTTTACAGCTCAAGGATTTCAACCGAATCAAGCTGCAGCATTTGTTGGCAATTTCTATGCTGAATCGAACTTAGATCCTAAAGCTCTAAATCCTAATGACAAGGGAAAGCCTGCGTTTGGAATAGCTCAATGGAGAGGTAGTCGTTATGATGACTTAATAACATATTCTGAAGAGGTTGGATTGCCCCCTGACTCACTTACAACTCAACTTAATTTCGTTATGCATGAATTAAATACAACCGAAAGCCAAGCGCATGGTAAAATAAGAGCGAGCGGATCAGTTGGAGATGCTACGACTGTAGTAAGTAGATATTATGAAAGACCTGAATTTACATTAACAAACGGCGCATATAATAGTCCAAGCTTACCTACTCGTCAAAATGTAGCAATGGATGCATATAACAGATTTGCTTCGAATGGAGTAGCAGTTGGTGGAGGTAACTAATGAGCGTGAACGTACAAATTTCTTTACCATCACTAAATGAAGTTCTTGGAAATATTCCAGCATTTTCACAGTTACAAAAAGTAGAAAGTGAAATACAGAATGCTGCAAATCAATTTAGCTCAGCACTACAACGAGGAATGGTCTTAGGTAGGTCAAGAACTACTATCAATGGGCTAGAATCTCTTACTTCAAATGTAGATTTAACGAACACAGGCCTAGGCATTAACGTCGCAGCCGAGTTCAATTTTGGAGTAGTGCGTATTAGAGCATCAATGCCAGGATTCTCAAATATTCTAATCAATACACAAAATTTTTCTGCTGATTTGAGATTAGTCACTGGAAGAACAACTTTTCCAACATCATTTGAACCAAATGAAATCGTTATTGCAAGCACTTCAAGAGCAATCAAATCGAATGTTCACAACATTACAGGCAAAACGCCTAACTATGACAAAATCGTTGCAGATACCATAGATCCACAATACAGTTCATCTGCAGCAGCTGCATACAATGCAGTTAACACTACAACAGGTGCATTAACTGAAATCGTAAATTCGGTTTCATCATCTGTGAGTGGCTTATCATCAACCATTTCGACTTCGCTTGGTGATGTATCCGTTACATATGGTAAGCTCGATAATGCTGCATTACAAGTCGATAACTATATCGAAAGAGAAATCCGTTCATTGACAAGCAATACAATACCAGAAGAAGATGTTAGATTCGCTACACAAGCAATTGCAGATGGTCGGCCAGAAGTTGCAGTTCAGATTATGCAGCCGTACTCTACAGTTGACTTTGCAAAGCTAGAAGAAGACGTTCATGCTGTGCCATCATCTCCAACAAGTCAAATCGGTACTCCATCTGGTACACAAACGACTGTATTAGGTGGTGGTCTTGGTACATCAACTCACACACCAAAAGTCATTGGTGGTGAAACTGCGGGATGGCAAGGTCGGTCTACACCTTCAAACTGGTCAGGATTCAACGAAGTCAATTCAATCGAAGAATTGATTGCAGAATTTCTTCAGTGCAAAAGACCAATCACAGAGTTCGTTGTTCATTGGACAGCTCACTACCTCGATTCAGAAGGAGTGGGAGCTGCACGTGTTCACCAAGATATGATTAGTCGAACAGATATTCAGTTTGCAGGACTAGGATATCACTACATTATCAAGAGAGATGGTACAATCGAAAGAGGTCGACCGCTCGGAATTCAAGGAGCACATGCTGCTGCTGGAGGACATAATAAGCATTCAATAGGAATATCTTTCGTTGCAGGATACAATTGTACGAGTGGTACACCGAATCCGAATAAGTTCATTAGTGCAGATTCAATTACGAGTCCTCAGTTTGCGGCATTCGATGACTGGTGTAGAGCATTCTATCAAGTGTTTCCAGCTGGTCAAGGATTCGGTCATAATGACACTGATCCGAATCGAAAAGTCGATCCGGGATTCAATGTACCTGAATATTTAGAGACAAAATTTGGCAAAAGAAATGTGATCGCCGCGGCACAAGGTCCGCTTTCACCTGAACAACTGACAGCAATAGTATAGGATAAGAAAATGACAACCGAAAAAGATGACTTACAGGACAGAATTGCTGCTCAAGGACAAGGAAAAGTCAACTCAGATGGCCGTACATCAGACGCCTGGGGTGATGCAAGTGGTATATATCCTCAATATGGACCAAACGAATCAGGTGTCAATCGTGCTGCACGTGGCGAAAAAATCAATAATCTGGATGTCAAAACCACTGTTCCAAACGTAGAGCATAATATCACACAAGATGTTGCATCAATATATCCAAAGTCAGATGTCAACGAGTCAGAAACAGGACACGTCATTGAGATTAATGATACACCCGGTGGCGAAAGAATTCTCATACATCATAACACTGGTGCAGGGTTCGATATTCGTCCTGATGGTACAATCGTCATCAATTCAAAGAACAATAACGTCGAATCAACGGACGGAAACAAGTATATGGCAATCGGCGGAGATGGTAAAATCACTGTCTTCGGTAACCTCGATCTTGATGTTCGCGGAGATATGAGTGTCAAGGTTGGTGGAAATCTCAATTGGAGAGTCAATGGATCGATCGTTGGAAGCCTCGTTGGCTCAATGATTTCTCGCATATCGGGATCAGTTCGGAGAGTCATCACAAAAAATCTTCAAGATCAGGTTCTGGGTAATATCTTCAGCCTCGGTCTTGGTGGGCTTACAAGCTATGTCAAAGGCGATTACAAAGTCGTCAATCA